GATTATTAAAAAAGCACCAATACAAGTTATAGTCGAGGGTAATGATTTTATAGATGGAGATGATAATTATGCAGTTGGAAGAAATATAGAACTTCTCTTTCATAAAGCAGATCAAGATAAAGTTGAAGAGGGTGATGATATAGATCTTAAAAAATCTGGTAAACATCTTATATTTGCCACTCGACATATGTTTAAAAAAGAAAAATATGATGTATCACTCAGTTGTGTAAAGATAGCAAGCAATGATAGTACCACATAATCAAATAGAATTTTATGGCGATCAGGTAAGATGGTTCGTCGGAGATGTAATCAGTTTAGGTGATCCACTTCAAGTTGGTCGAATCAGAGTTCGTATACATGGTGTTCACTCAAACGATAAAGTTGATATACCTGATGAAGATTTACCATGGGCACAGGTAGTCGCGTCAATATCTGAAGGTGGCACTGATGGTCTCGGTAATCCACTTGGCGTACAAGTTGGTGCACTCGTGTTTGGTATATTTTTTGATGGTAAAAATTCACAACTTCCATTGATATTCGGATCAATACCGAAACTCGAAGGAGATAATGAAACACCATCTGTTAATGCTCTTGCTCGAGGATCATCAAGTCTCGATAAAACAGTATCTGTAAAAGGTGCACCGAGTGATCCTTATAAAGCAACATATCCAAATAATAAAGTCACTCAAACATCAAGTGGACATATAATTGAGATAGACGACACAGATAAAGCAGAAAGAATACACATACGACATAAATCTGGATCGTTTGTAGAGTTTCATCCAGATGGTAGTGTTGTTGTTAAAACAACAAATGTGTACATTGATGCTGGTACGAATGCAAATATTAAGGCAACAAATGTAGATGTAGAGGCAACAAAAGTCAACGTAGAAGCAACAGATGTAAAAGTCACTGCTGAAACAGTCGATGTGGATGGAACAAGTACAGTCAACATCGATGGAGCAGGTGGTGATGTCATTGTGAGTGGTGTATCACTAGTAAATCACACACACTCACATACAGACGGAGCAGGTATCACTGCTGTTACAGGTAACACGAAACCACCAAATAAAAGTGGATCCACTAGTGGCGATAGCATAACAATTCCAACAATAACACAGGAGTGATATTATATGACAGACGTACAAGTTAGAGGAAAAAAGATAGCACTCCTTGATAGTAGTGATAATATCATTTACACTCTTCCTGACTCAGCAGGAACTGCTGGTGATGCGATGGTTACTGATGGAGCAGGAAAATTATTCTTTGGTGGAATAAATTTAAATTCAGTTTTGACTGCAGGTGATTCATCTAATTTAAATGCAACTATATTAGGTAATGTGAGACTTGGAGATACAATTGTAAATCAACTCGCTTTCGCTAGACCTGGAGAGTTCGCAACTCATGGATATGCAGTAGGAGGTAGCACTGGTCCAGCAGAACCAACGAATGTAAGCACTGCTGATAGATATCCATTTGCATCAGATACAATAACGTCTTCTCAGCCATTGAATGCACTCAGTCGTGCATTAAGAAATATTGGATCTAATGCATCCACAACGCATGCTTATTCAACAGGAGCGACTCATGTATCTAATCCAAATACAGTTTCTAGTGCCATTGAAAAATTTTCATTAGGTTCAAATGCTTTTCAATCCGATGTTGGAAATTTATCGCAAGTTCGAGTTTTCATGAGAGATGCAACTCAATCTCTAACTCATGGATACCAAGCAGGAGGTCAAGTAGGAGAACCTCCTGCTTCAAGTTTTTCAAATGTAATAGATAAATTTCCTTTTAGTTCTGATACAAACGCATCAGATGTCGGAGACTTAACACAAGGTAGAGATGGGATTACATCACCAGGATCCGCAACTCATGGATATGCTGTGGGTGGTAGAGCATTCCCAGGAGGTACTAATTCTGGTGTCAATATAATTGAAAAATATCCATTCGTTTCCGATGGAAATGGAGCAGACGTAGGAGATTTAACAGTCACCAGAAGATTTGGTTCATCTAGTCAGAGCTCTTCAACACATGGTTATTCATCAGCAGGAAGATCTGGGCCACCTGGAGGACATCAAGATGATATACAAAAATTTCCATTTGCGACTGATGAAAACTCAGCTAATGTTGGAAATATAAGTTATAACAGATATTATGGCGCAGGAAGTTCTTCTCAAGATAAAGGTTATCATCATGGTGGTGGATCATTCCCTCCATTTGCTACTGCTGATGATATAAGTTCATTCCCCTTTTCAACAGATACAGCTAGTGCAAATCCAGCTGCATTATCAGTTAATAGGTTTGTTGTTGGAGGAACACAAGGTTGATAAATCATTATAAATACTCCAAAGGATTTTAAAAGATGCCAACAAAAGCATACTCAGTAGAAGATGGAAATTTATCAACGAGACCTATAGTTACATCTAGATCTCGAGATTATAAAGATATTGATCTTTCTTTTAAAAAGAGAACAACAGGAGAAGTTTTCAAAAAGACTGATGCAGCTGCTGTAAAACAGGCAATTAAAAATTTATTATTAACTAATAAAACAGAAAAACCATTCAGTCCATTTTTCGGAGGAAGTTTAAATCGTTTTTTATTTTCACTCGATACAGAGTTTGATGAAGACGATATCAGGGACACGATTAATAATGCAGTATATAATTTTGAACCGAGAGTTCTTTTACAAGATGTAAAAGTTGTTCTTTCTCCAGATGAAAATGATATTCGAATCACAATCAAATTTCAAGTTATAAGTACAGAGGAAACTGATACACTAAATGTATCTCTTACAAGGTTAAGATAATGGCAACTATTCAATCATCTGATCTCGATTTTGATACCATTAAAACGAGTCTAAAAAATTTTTTAAAACAAAAATCTGAGTTCACTGATTACGATTTTGAAGCAAGTGGACTTTCTAACATACTTGATGTTCTTGCATTCAATACGCATCTAAATGGACTTGTCGCTAATTTTGGCGTGAACGAATCATTTTTGAGTTCTGCTCAATTAAGATCTTCAGTTGTTTCTCATGCTGAAAATTTAGGTTATTATCCAAAGTCAAAGTCTGGATCATCCGCAACAATTACTTTATCAGTATCGAGCACCGACACATCAACTTCCTCTTTGACTCTTCCGAAGTTTTCAGGATTTACTGCTGATGTAGATGGAACAACTTTTACATTTAGAACGACAGAAGTTCATACTGCAACCAATGATGGTACAGGAGCATTTTCTTTTCTCACTTCAGCAGGATCGACTTCGATACCTATCACCGAAGGAACTTTAAAAACTAAAACATTTCTTGTAGGTGAAATAGTTGACTCTCAGGTTTATGTGATACCTGATGAGAATATCGACACAACAACGATAACTGTGAGTGTCTTTGATACACCTACATCAGCAACATTTACTTCTTTCACGAATGTAAATGATGCCATTCGAATTAATACCGACTCAACTGTTTTCATTTTAAGAGAAGTTCCGAATGGATATTACGAATTAACATTCAGTGATGGCACAGTGCTTGGTAAAGCACCATCTGCAGGTAATAAAATTGTTGTTCAATACCTATCAACTTCAGGTGCGGATGCGAATGGCGCATCCACCTTTTCTGCAAGTAGTATAAATTTTGACGATGATATTACAGGCACTAATACTGTGACCGCGACAACAGTTTCAAACTCTGCAGGTGGATCTGAAAAAGAAACGATAGATTCGATCAAATTAAACGCACCTATCGGATTCTCTACTCAACAAAGAATGGTGACTGCTGAAGACTATAAAGCGACTATATTAGAAAACTTTTCTTCAGTTATAAAAGATGTATCGGCATGGGGTGGTAATCAAAATGTGCCTCCAGTTTTTGGTCGTGTGTATGTAAGTTTAAATTTCAAAGATAATATAACATCTGATACTCAAACTGAAACTAAAAATGCAATCACAACTAATTTGACAGATAATTTAGCAATCATGTCTATTGATACTGAGTATGTTGATCCTATTAATACATTTTTGGAAATAACAACAACTTTTAACTTCGATCCTGATCAGACAAACTTGACATCACAAGCAACTGAAAAATTAATCGAAACAACAATTGAAAATTTCATAACAGAAAATTTAAGTACATTTGATTCTACTTTTAGGAGATCAAATATCTTAACAAAAATAGATGCATTATCAACATCAATATTGAACTCGAGTATGTCAATCAAAGTTCAGCAAAGATTTACTCCTACATTAAATACGACAGCAGATTATACAGTAAATTTTCCTGTTAAAATTGCTTCACCCGATGATATCGTTCATCGAGTTACAACTACAACATTCACATATAATGGAGTTTCTGCATTTATAAAGAATAAACTGAGTAGCACGACTTTACAAATACTCAATAGTTCTACCAGTGCAATTTTAGTAGATAATATTGGAACATATAATGAAACATCAGGAGTTGTATCTCTTAATGGTTTCAATATATCAGCAATCTCGGGAGATGAAATAAAAGTTACGATTGTCCCAGCAGATCAAAGTACAGTAAGACCTCTTAGGAATTATATAATTTCACTTGACACAACTGTGTCAGCAGCATCAGCAACAATCGATCATCAAGAAACATCATCAACTATCACATCATGACAAATACAACGACAGAGATTACAAGAAGAAACCTTAGACTCGATATTCCAGCAGTCACTAAACTTCTGCCAGAATATTTTGCGATGGAATATGGTGTTGACTCAGGATCTTTGACTAAACTTTTAGATTTATATTACGAATATCTTGATAGTGATGGTACACATTCTTTTCATAAAGAAGTATCTAACATATTCGAATTAAGAGATCCTGCTCAAAATGAGTCAAAGTATCTTGATGAAATAATAAAAGAGATCGGCAATGGATTAACTTCTGCATCTTTCTTTCAAAATCCAAGATTGATGGCAAAATTATTACCACTTTTTTATAAATCAAAAGGATCGAAAGTTGCGACCGAAGGATTTTTCCGTGGATTTTTCGGAGAAGAAGCGACAGTAGAATATCCAAAAGATAATTTATTATTTGTTGGTGGTCTTGATCCATCAGGAACTCAGGGAAAAATAGGATTTGATTTTCAAAATAGACTTCCCAATAATGCACAGTTTCAAGTATTTTCTATATTAGTCAAAAGTGGATTAGCTGTTTCTGATTATGAATCACTATATACTCGATTCGCTCATCCTGCAGGATTTAATTTCTCTGGTCAAGTTGCATTTGATGGTGAAGGAATTATCACTTTAACATCTGAAGGTATTAATCCTATTGAATCATCAG